CAAACAATCGAGTATAGAAAGCATCATAACGTTTCCAGTCTGCCGCTTTCATATAGCTGTATGCTTCTTTTAAGTCTTCATCATCTGTTGACTTAGCTTCTGTAATTTCAGCATAGCGACGTTCAAACACAGCCTGTATTTTACCTAGCATTGCCTGTGGTACGCTTTTACCACTTAGGTATTCGTATGCTTTAGGTTCTACAGTCTTACCTTCGTACAAACTATCTTCTAGTTCTTCAAAGTGCAAGATATGAGTTTTCATAATCTCATTCATACGGTCTTGAATAGTAGGAACTTTAACTGCTGGCTTAGTGTTATCTGCGGTTACTTCAAGTACTTTAATATCGTTGTCATCTAATGCTAGTGCTTTGGTTACAGCACTAATGATGTATTTGATTTCACGTTCACGCAATGGCATACCCTTGCTGTGTGCTTTAATCAGCGCAGGAGCAGTTAAGGGAGTATATCCATCTGTGCTTTTAGCAAAGCGGGTAATAGTAACAGCATCTAGTTTATGGGCAACACCTGCTGTTTGCTTTAACCACTCGACCAAATACTTTTTAAGTTCTTTGCTAGAGTAGAAGTAATTGTAATAGCGCAAGCTCTTACGCATTTCATGGTCAAATTCTTCATCTGTAAACTTTAACGCACGTTCGGTATCCCAGACTGGCTCACTGCCAACTGTTTTTTCATCAGCAAAAATTGGATCACGTGTTGCTGTTTTAGCTTTTTTCTTTGCACCATCAATTTTAATAGCCATTTGTTATTCCTTGTTAACAGTTTATATATAGCATTATACAGCCTTTTGTTACATTTGTCAATCTTAACCTGCCAGCAGTACTGCAAAAGTTAAGTTGCGCTCGTAATCGGCTATGCATTCATTTATCTTATCTAAAAGTTCTTTGTGTTTTCTTGTTTGTTTCTGCTGGCGTCTGCACTCTATCTCTTCAATACTTAGTGCTTTAATCATACTGCCAATATTATCACTCATTTGTCGTAGTTCACCGCCAAACTTATTAATCTTATATACCGGCGCTTCTAATGCAGTCTGCACGCCTGGCCAATCTAAACTTGACTGTATTTGATTCATAAAGCAAGTATAACATCTATTTGTTGCTGTGTCAATCTAAGCTAAATATTAGATATACAGGATTACGTAATGCCAAGATTAAGTATGTACCGCCCAAATAAGGGTAATGATTATAAATTCTTCGATCGCAGAATCAGTGAGATGTTTACTGTTGGCGGTGTTGATATTAATATTCACAAGTATCTTGGACCAATTGAACAAGGCACCAGCATTACTACATCAGCAGCGCAAGGCTCACCGGGTAATCAACTGGTATTTGCTAATACATCAGCTGTAACCCGTGGTATGTTTGTTGCTGGTACTAATATTCCGGCTGGTACTACTGTTATTTCAAAAACAAGTACAACCATTACATTATCAGCAAACACCGCAGCTATTGTCGGAGCTGGTGCAACAATCGCCGTCTATACTGATGCCACACAGCCAAGTTATGCTAGTGAAAGTGTGAAAAATATACAAGACCTATTATTCCTAGAGAATAGAGATCGCAAGTACGACACTAGTGTCTACACTATGCGCAGTGTCTATCGTATGAATGACAACGACTTTGACCTAAGTCAATTTGGCCTGTTCTTAACTGGCGATACTATGTTTATGGTGTTCCATTTAAATGATATGGTTGAAACGTTAGGTCGCAAGATTATGGTAGGCGATGTAATGGAACTACCACACTTAAAAGATTTTTATCCATTAGACGACGATTTACCCAGTGCGCTAAAACGTTATTACGTTGTGCAAGATGCCACACGTGCGGCAGAAGGGTTTAGTCAAACATGGTATCCACATCTATGGCGTGTTAAGGTTGCACCACTAGTTGATAGCCAAGAATATAAAGACATTACACAAAACATCAGCAGTGGTGATGCTAACAATACTCCGATTGGCGATTTGTTAAGTACCTACGACAAATACACTGCGGTTAACGATGCTATTATTGCTCGCGCAGAAGCCGAAGTACCGTTAAGTGGGTATGACACTAGTACCATTTATACCTTGCCGGTGGATACTAATAATTTACCAAACGTAGCTATTACATCTACTGCTAAGGTTGAAGGATATTTAACCAGTACAGGCTTACCACCAAATGGATTGCCAGTTAGTGCAGGTATTGCGTTTCCATCCACTCCGGCAGTCGGCGATTACTATCTACGCTTAGATTATGTACCTAATAGACTATTCCGTTATGATTCAAAACGTTGGATTAAAATTGAGGATTCTGTGCGCACTAACTTAACACAGGGATTAGATAATACAACTCAACGCAGTGGCTTTGTTAATAACATAAATGCTACATATAGTGGCGGACTTGGTTGGGACGCAATTCGTGTTGCTACCTCTTACACTCCGGCGGGCAACGCAAAAACATTATCATTTAATATGTCAACTAAGACAGTTGTAACGAAAATTGCGTATGTTAGCACACACGGCGTAAAAACTACCTTAAATGGCACACATATTACTAATACTGTGGCAAATACTGCTGGAAATGTGTCATTTACCATCACAAATACCTTAGCAACTAACGATATGCTAGAATATACGGTTTACAGTAAAGTAACACCGGAACGTCAGGGTTTATCTGACATACTTTCACCTTTGGCGGATAACTAATGAGCAGTCAATATTTTTATGATGGTCAAATTGAACGGTTTGTAGTACAATTCATTAGAATAATGAGTGGCTACGAAGTTGAATTTGGACAGGATCGCACAGGCAGTAAAACTCTACAACGTGTGCCAATTTATTATGCAGATGGTAGCAAACAAGTTGCGGCTATTTTAGCAAATAATAGTGAGAACGCTATGCAGACTGTGCCAGCGATGGCTGTGTATATCAGCGGATTAACCTACGACAGAGAACGTGTGCAAAGTCCAACGTATGTTAATAATATGAGCATACGTCAACGTAAATATGATGCTGATACAGATACCTACGAACAAACACAAGGTAATGCATTTACTATTGAACGCATAATGCCTGTACCATATACATTAGAATTAAAGTTAGATATATGGACCAGCAACACTAAACAAAAATTACAATTAGTCGAACAGATATTACCATTGTTTAATCCCGGCTTAGAAATACAAAGTACAGACAATTATATTGACTGGACAAGTTTAAGTGTTATATATTTAGATAGCCCTAATTGGTCAAGTCGCGCGATACCTGTGGGCACTGAAAATCCAATTGATGTTGCTACACTTACATTTAAATTGCCAATTTGGATTAGTCCACCTGCTAAAGTTAAAAAACTTGGCGTTATTCAAAAAATTATTGCCGGTATACATGATGCTCAAGGTGATTTAAATGCCGCTGCATACACCGAAGCTAATTTAATGGGCACTCGTATGTATTATACTCCCATGGATTATGGAGTTTTACTATTAAGAAGTGGTAGCAACTCATACACATTGACATTATTAAAAGTAAGCGAAATTGAAGACCCTCGAGAGCCCACATTAAGTACCCCAACTAAAATTGGTACACGTGATAACTGGCATAATTTAGTTAATGTATATGGCGCATTAGTCGACGGTATCAGTCAAATTAGATTGTTAGCAGACGACGGAGAGTCGGAGATTGTTGGTACTGTTACCTATCACCCAACAGATGATAGTTTGTTAATTTTTAATGCAGACATTGATACCTATCCAGCTAACACGTTAGCGGCAATAGATGCTATTATTGACCCACGTAAAAATACTGCCGTGGCATTAGCGCAAGGTGCAGTTAATGGTACACGTTATCTTATATTAAATTCAATTGGTAGTAGTGACAATGGCGCTCTCGACGGGCCCAGTGCGTGGCGTGGTACCAACAATGCAGATTTAATTGCAGATGCAAATGATATTATCGAATATAATGGCACAAACTGGACTGTTGTATTTGACAGTTCGGCTGCAACCGTGTTACAATACGTAAGTAATCTCAATACTGGAACGCAATATAAATGGAATCTCAATCAGTGGGTGAAAAGCTTCGAGGGCGAGTACAAAAACGGCCTGTGGACTCTAGTTTTATAGAAGGTGTAGGCACTTTCATTTATTGTGTAACTACACATCGATATCTTTTTCTATTACGCAATGCAAGTAAGTATTCTGGTACGTGGGGATTAGCCGGCGGTAAAATTGACGATGGCGAACAGTTACTTGAATCTCTGCATCGCGAACTTGCAGAAGAATTAGGTATAGATTTTTCCTCTGCTAGAGTAATACCTATTGAAAAATTCACCAGTGACAAAAACAATTTCTCATACCATACGTTTTTACTGCCAGTTAACGAAGAATTTGTGCCTAATTTAAATCATGAGCATAGAGGATATTGTTGGGTTGAGCTAGGAGATTACCCCAAACCCCTACATCCTGGAGTTTGGCGTACTGTTAATTTCAAAGAAGTTATTGCTAAGATTAAAACATTAGAATCTATATTATAGATTTGCTTCTAAAACAAATGCTCTAAATGATATTTGTCTAAAGTTTACACATGTTTTCCATTCGGCTGGCGTTGTTACTCTTCCTGCATTAGTTACCCATACAAAATCAACATCATCATATGTGTTAAATATTAATGCACGCTCTGCAATCCATTTTTGAGATGAACTATCACTTCTAGTTTCTCCGTATCC